TCATCACGAAGTTCGCGAGACAGTTTGACTGTCTTGGAGAATGTGTTATGACGGATAAATTTGTCATAGCCTTCCTCGAACTCGTCTTCTGCTGCATCTGCGCCTTCTGCTTTGATGTTGAAATCACCCAGGCCGCCAAGTGTGGTTGCTTTTTCACCCCACATCTTAGAATCTCTTACATTTGCGATTGCGTTGACGGTATCATCCCAGTCGTTCTGCTGTGCATCAGCATCAACGATTGCACCGTCTAAAATGTCTGCCCACTCATTCCATAAGTCGGCATTTTTTGTACCTCTAACGATAACTGCCATATTTTTTTACCTAACCTTTCATCTTACGAATTTTGTTGTACAGTGCTTTAAGTTCAGCATCCGTTTTCTCCGGATATGCGGTTTTCCAGTTTGCAAGTTCATCTGCCGGAATTTCTTCCGCAGCACTTGTGTTAGCGATCCCTGCCGGAGTTGTCATGTGGCCTTTACTCTTTGCCTGGTTGATTGCTTTCTGACTTGCCGCATCTTCCTGCACTTTTGCAAGTCTCTCGAAGTTTACAATCTTGTAGGCATCGGAAAGTCTCACACCTGTCTGCTGAACGTAATTTAAGACATCAACGTAGTTATCAAGTTTCTCTACGTCCTCTCTTGAAGCAACCGTAGGGTCTAAACTGATAATCGTGTTGAAGTCTTCCTCGAGCATTGCCTGTGCCTGTGCTTCCCTGTTCATCTGCGTAATTGCTTCTGCTTCTTTGATAATCGGGTTGTTAGCAATCGCTTCGTTTAACAGGTTCACATCCACACCTGCTTGCTCCATTTGGGCTTCTAACTCCATCTGTCTCTGTGCCCTTACAGCTTCCATGTAATCAGCTACAGATTTAATGGGTTCCCCTGTACGTGGATTTGTGTATCCTTCGTACATCTTTGCGAACTCTGCATTTTGCGCTTCCATCCGCTTTTCGTACTGGCGTCTAGCTTTCTCTTCTGCCTGTCTACGAATGTTTGCAAACATTGCATCATGCTCTAAGTCGCGTTCCGGTTCTTTCGGTTCTTCGCCTGTCGGCTCTGTTCCTTCTGTTCCGGTTTCTTCCGGGTCGGCGGTTCCGGTCTCGTTTACGCCTTCTTCTACCTCTTCCGGGTCGGTGGTTTCCGGTTCGTCACCTAAGTTTTCTGCAAAGAATTGCAGGTTTAATGGTAGATATTTGTGTTCTTTCATAAGGTTTCTCCTTTGTTTTTGCGCTAACTAGCGAATTTTTTGTATGAAAAAAGAGACCGTGGTTAGGTCTCTTCATCATCCTCTACTCGGATTTCACTTCCGTATTCTGTTTGTACTACTTGGTTAAAGTTGGTACATTCCTTGTTCCGGCATACCAGGTACATCTTCGGGAACAGTTTCCCATCCTTCCGTACCGTTTTGGTCTCCCGGATCCTCATTTCCGTTTGGCAAAGCGGGCATTTCATTTAAGGCTCCTTTCTGCTCATTGATGCGCTGCTCAATAATACTTAGTGTCTTAGCCGCATTTGGATATCCATTGGCTTTCATCATGGTCCAATAGGTTCTTGCTGTCTCTAAGTCTCCTAAAGGTCCAAAAGCACCGGATTGCAGTTTCATGTCTGTCTGATTCCACAGGGCTTCCCTGTTCTGCATCAAAGTAGATGTAGGGTCGGTCTTGAAGATAAATTCATCATCCCAGTAGAACTCACCGGCTTTATCAATCTTTAGGAAATCCTTACGGCTTAATTCCTCATGGATTACCTGTCCTTCAGAGTCCGTATAGGTATACTCTGTAGGTTGGTCTGCATAAGCAAGCCAAAACTTAAACATAAGCTCATACAATCTTGCATAAGCATTGTTTTTCATGGTTCTCTTGGATTCCAAACGTCCTGCCGCCTGGTTGATAGCGTACTGCTTCGCGGTACCACTTGTAGCGGAAGCATCGTACTTACCTTGGTAGGAATCCGTGATACCTAAAGTGGATTTAGCCCACTGGTAATTGGTCTCCAAATAAGACATATCCTGCTGAATTGGGGCCTGCACGTTTAATACGTCAATCATGGCCTTATCAGCCGGATTTCTAAGACGCAGGACTTTAAGGTTTTCATCTGATAAATCAACCTTTGTGCCTTCCGGAAGGGTTACATAACTACCACCCTTTAGGAGCTTTTCGTTCATGTTGGAGCCTAGCGCCTTAATGGTATCCTGTTGGTCGATAATCACATCTATATCAGAGCCGCCTAACAAGCGATTCTGTTTTGTAATGTTCTTCCGCAGCACAACAGGGTACATATTCGGTTTGTAGTACGGAATCTTCTTCTGTGTCTTTTTGACAGTCACTTTAGGCTGTCCTTGCTCGTCTAGGATAGGGTTTCCTGCTTCGTCAAGCATAGGCTCGGTAATTTCTTTGTATGGCTTAATTTCGCGTGGATTTGAGCCATCTACGCGCACCTCTATGGCGGTTACTAACTCTTCGTAGTCCACCGGCATCTTCTTGACTTTCTTTCCGCCGCACTTAGGACAGGTACCACCTACCATGATTGCATCACATTTAGCGCAGTGGTCTAGCTGTCTTGCCTGGTATTCCTCGATATCTAAGAGGATTTGATAGCCACACCATATAAAACACCCGATTCCACCCTTGGAATTACGGTAAAATGCTGTATTTACGGTTACAACGTCCTTGGAATTGCTACCGCCGACCTCATTTAGCAGGTCTGATTCGGTGTTTTCCTCGGTTTCCACGTCCACGTTGTACACCATTTTCACCATTTTCTTAGTCATCAGTTCTTGGATGAAGAAATAATCCATTTCGTCAATGTTCATAACGCCGGATTGCGGGATTAGCTTCTTCGGATGGATCTCTGATACCTTCAAATCCCCGACTTCGGAGTGCATACCTAAGTTTGCATCCCACTGCACATACAAGAATGTACCGCCGATAACCGGCACTACACGCTCTTGGGAGTCGTTCAAGGTAGACAAGCCGCAGGTCTCAATCTTATTTTCAAGCATACGCTCGATTTTCTTCGCCAGTTCGTCATCTTCCTTATGCCTTGGCACTACTCTAGGTGCAGGAATAGCGGAGTCTACTTGGGATTCAATCAGCTCATAGCCGATATTACGCACATTTGTAGCAAGCTTCTTGGAAGTCTTACCGGTATTAGGGTTTCCTCTAAGCTCTCTAGTACCTTCGTAGTATTTCTCGTCTACCTGCATCTTTTGGATTTCGGAGCCGTAGTTATTCTTCTCTAGCTGAAGCTTTGCATCCCATTCTTTTAGTTTCTTTGGTACTTCTACCATCTTTTTGATTCTCCTAAATATGTTCATTGGTTCTCCTAATATGGATTGCCCCATATTTTACGCAAATACGCTCTATCTTCTTCTGAAGCATTGTTGTAGTCTTCCCACTGGTCTTCGCGCCATTCGACACGCTTTTCCTCTTTAACGCCGCCATTTGGATTGATTATCCAGTAGATGCAGTAATATCTAAGTGCATCCGGTCCATGCGTCAGCTCGTGAGGATCCTTGGCGTAGATATTCGGTCTTCGCTTATCTATTTGGATTTTTCTTAGACAGTTGAACAGCTCCGGCGCGCAGTCATTCAAGATTGTTAATCTCGATTGTCCACCGTCCGCGTGTCTTAGGTACTCTTTCATAGCGGCTACACCGTCAGCAATGTTATTGTTGGACTTCGTGAGGTTTAGGCCACACTCTGCAAAGATAAGCGCTCTACTTTTTCCGGTCTCCTGTGAACGATTCCACAAATCCGGTGGTGCTAGGTACAAAAAAGGCTTGAAGGACGCACCATACGCCGCTACAAGCCATTCTGTTTCCTCTATGATTCGCTCTGCTGCTGCACTTATCGTTAAGTTGCTCTCACAGACCTCTTTTACTATTTGGTCGTTCCTACCGTCTGTCTGTATCCAGTAAGCCGCTAATCTATCAAGGCCGTAGTCCATGACGAAATAGGTTACTACATTGCCTTTTAGCGGTACATCTGTCTTTATGGATTCCTCGGTTACTTCCGGGAACATACAACCGCCGACAACCTCTAGGGCTTCCTCAACGGTGGATGGGTAATCAAGCCGCGTTGCTTCTAGGCCGTAAGTCTTAACAGTGTTCTGATACCACTTATCATCACGGCTAGGGTCTGCATACCACGGCAGGAAGATTTTATTAAAGCCGTTATCTTCATCAGTGAAGGTCTTTTCAAACAGCGTTCCACGCTTATTTGTAGACAAACCAATGAATTTACCACCAAACGGTCTATTGATTACAGGAAAGGCACTCGCCCATATATCCTCGGCGTGATCCTGGTAAGCCCATTCATCAAAGATTACTAAGTCGGCTGTAAAGGAACGTGTAGCACCCGGGGATGATGGGAAGCACTGGAAGATGGAGTTTTGTCCGTTAGGCCACTTAACCTCAATCTTCAATGCGCTCTTTGTATATACCGGTCCTGTCCATCCTGCCGGTACCTTATCACTTGGCAAAATGAACTCCGGCATATTCGACAGGACTACATCCATCCTTCGGACTAGTTCCTTCGCTTCTTCTTCGGTTCTTGACAAACCAATTACGGTACGCCCACTTCTTAGAGCTAAATAACTGGATGCGTAGTTCACAACAAGCCATGAGATACCAAGCTGACGTGCTTTTAATATCACGTTCTTGCGGTTCTTATGGATACTTGTTAGGGCATCCTTCTGCATAGGCCACAGCTTAAATGGCTGTATCAGCTCCGCTGCATCTTTATCCTCGTAGTGTCCGTAGTTCTCGATAT